AAAAAAACCCCGACGCCTGTTGAACGCCGGGGTACTAAGGATGGTTTGATCCATCAGGAGAAGCAAATGCGCAACTGCTTGCACACCTACCAGAAGTGAGTATATACTCCGCGCAACGAGGTTGCAAGGAACCGCGCATGTTTGAGCATTTGGTGCAATTTAATCCGGGGGTCACCAGCCCGGAAATGTTTATCGAACTCGATGATGCCGAGCCGGGAGAAGTGCTTTCTGCTCAACATAAGACCGTCGAGTGGTTGGAAGAGCTAGGCGTACGCCCAGACGACGAGATAGATACCGAACAACAAACAGCCGCAGCCAGACAAGCATTTGGCGCCCTCACTACCACAGCTACCGACGCTGAACAAAAAGCAAACCTGATCCAACTCAAGACTCCCGAAGCCGTCAGACACCTGACGGGGATGTTGGCTGCCTACGACTGGGAGTTCGTGCAGCAAGCCAAAGAGATTAGAGGCTACGCCGTCGCCCAATTGATCGAAGAGACTAAATCCAGCAACGCCAATATCCGCCTTAAAGCCTTGGGCCTACTAGGTAAGGTCACGGAGGTGGGGCTGTTCACCGACAAGGTTGAGGTCAAGAAGGCAGAACTCAGCGATAGTGAGATCGACGCTAAGATTAAAGAAAAGCTTAGTAAGTTCATGGGCGTCATAGATGTGGTCGACGTGATAGACGCGGACGATGTGTATAGAAAAGACGAAAAAGTAGACACGTCCGAAGAACGTGTACAGAAAACCTCAGAAAATGAACCTAAACAGCCTGACGACAAGACGCGGACGATGTGTATAGAAAAGACGAAAAAGTAGACACGTCCGAAGAACGTGTACAGAAAACCTCAGAAAATGAATCTAAACAGCCTGACGACACTAACGAAGGCTGAGCTTGCAGCGCTCCAAAAGGCTCTCCCGACCATGACGGTCGCGGAGAAGATAGAACTCATGGACATGTTGGACGTTCGTGAGAAGCGGGCGAGCCTAGCGGCGGCCCACGACTCCATGCTGGGGTTCGCAACGGCGGTCTATCCGGGGTTCAAGATCGGTCCGCACCACAGGAAACTGGCAAAAATCTTCCAAGACGTCTTGGACGGCAAGAAAAAAAGGGTGATCATCAACATCGCGCCACGTATGGGTAAGTCAGAGTTCTCCAGTTACCTGTTCCCAGCGTACTTTCTAGGTAAATACCCTGATAAGAAAATCATCATGGGTACGCACACTGCGGGTTTGTCCGAGGACTTTGGTCGTAGGGTACGAAACTTACTAGACTCGGAGGAGTATGCAGAGATTTTTCCTCAAACGCATGTGGCTGATGACCAAAAAGCAGCCGGTAAGTGGTCTACGAGTGCTGGGGGCCAGTATTACGCTGCTGGCGTTGGGGGTGCTTTGGCTGGTCGTGGTGCCGATTTATTTGTTATTGACGATCCGCACTCCGAACAGGACGTTAAAGCCAACTCGAGACTAGCTTTTGACACAGCGTGGTCGTGGATGCAGACCGGACCGCTCCAGCGTTTGATGCCGGGGGGTGCGATCATTGTGGTGATGACGCGTTGGGGGGTCTTGGACTTGACTGGGCGCATCATTGACTACCAAACCCGTAACCCTGACTCTCCGCGCTGGGAGATTGTGGAGTTACCCGCCATACTGAACGAGGGAACGGAGAATGAGAAATCTCTTTGGCCTGAGCAGTGGCCTCTGACGGCATTAAAAAGTGCAAAAGCGTCTATTGATCCACGATATTGGAACGCGCAGTACATGCAGCAGCCCACTTCGGACAACAGTGCGACAATTTCCCGCAAGATGTGGCGAATATGGGAGCCGGAAGAGCCGCCGGTGTGCGACTACATCATCCAGTCTTGGGATACGGCGCATGAGACTAAGACAAACTCGGACTACAGCGCGTGCACAACATGGGGCGTGTTCTATAACGAGGAAGAAGGCCACGCAGCACAGATAATCTTGCTTGATGCGTTTAAAGAACGTCTTACATTCCCCGAACTTAAAGCCACAGCGCTCAAGCACTACAGAGAATGGGAGCCTGATGCGTTCATCGTGGAGAAGAAGTCTGCTGGGGCACCGCTGATACAAGAGTTCAGAGCAATGGGCATCCCCGCGTGGGAGACAAACCCTAGCCGTGGCAATGACAAGGTGGTACGATTGAATGCGATTTCGGACTTGTTCGCGTCAGGTATGGTGTGGGCCCCTGACACACGATGGGCGCGTGAAGTAATTGAGGAAGTTGCATCGTTCCCAGTTGGTGAGCATGACGACTTCGTTGATACAACATCCCAAGCACTGATGCGGTTCAGACAAGGCGGGTTTATATCGTTGGATACCGACGAGAAAGATGAACCAATAATTTTTAAACGTAAGCAACACGCTTACTACTGAGGACCAACATGGCAACCAACATCGACAAAGCGCTGTACACCCAACCACAAGGTATCGAGGACTTGGCACAAGACCAACCCGATGATTTTGAAATTGAGATTGTTGATCCCGAAGAAGTCAATATTCGCGCAGGCGACTTAGAAATTCACATTGAGCCGGGCGAAGATGAAGATGACTTCAACGCCAATTTGGCGGACGACATGGATGAGAGCGCGATGGAGTCGTTCGTTGGTGATTTGGTTGGCGATATTGAGAACGATAAGAACTCACGCAAGGACTGGGAAAAAGCGTATACGCAGGGACTCAAACTGTTGGGATTGCAATATGAAGAACGTACGGAGCCTTGGAACGGCGCGTCAGGCGTGTTCCACCCAATGATCACAGAAGCGGTGGTACGCTTTCAAAGCGAGACGATCACGGAGATGTTCCCTGCGCAGGGGCCCGTGCGCACCAAGATTGTTGGTAAAGAAACACCGCAGAAAAAAGAAGCTGCGCAGCGTGTCGAGGAAGACATGAACTACCAGTTGACGGAGGTGATGAAAGAGTTCCGTCCAGAGCAAGAGCGCATGTTGTGGTCATTGCCAGCCACGGGTTCAGCGTTCAAGAAGGTTTATGAAGACCCTAATATGGGGCGGCAAGTTTCTATGTTTGTGCCCGCAGAGGACATCCTCTTGCCATACGGCGCTACAGATATGGACACCTGTTATCGCGTGACGCACGTCATGCGTAAAACAAAGAATGAGATTCTCAAACTTCAGCAAGCAGGTTTCTACCGCGACATCGAGTTGCCAGACCCAATGAAGGCGTCGCAAGACGACATCAAGAAAGCCAAAGACAAAGAGACAGGGTTCTCTGATTTAAATGACGATCGCTACGTCATGTATGAGTGCCATGTGGACTTGGACTTAGTGGGCTACGAAGACAAAGATGAAGATGGAGAGTTAACAGGTATTGCTCTACCGTACGTGGTCACCATCCTCAAAGGCTCAAACGACATACTGGCGATACGCCGTAATTGGAAAGAAGACGATGAGTATCGACTCAAGCGCCAGCACTTCGTGCACTACCAGTACATCCCCGGCTTTGGAGCCTACGGCTTTGGACTCTTCCACCTCATCGGTGGGTTTGCCAAGTCCGCCACAAGCATCATGCGTCAGTTGGTGGATGCTGGAACACTATCGAACCTCCCCGGGGGCCTCAAGTCTCGTGGACTTCGCATTAAAGGTGATGACACGCCGATAGCGCCCGGAGAATTCCGTGATGTAGACATTGGCTCAGGCGCACTACGGGAAAACATTCTTCCTCTGCCATACAAAGAACCAAGTGCAGTTCTAGCGGCACTCCTTGACAAGATCGTGGAGGAAGGACGTCGCTTTGCGGCTACTGCGGACATGAACGTGTCCGACATGTCTGCGCAAGCACCTGTAGGTACAACGCTCGCTCTCTTGGAGCGCCAGCTTAAAGTAATGACGGCGGTACAAGCTCGTCTGCACTACACATTCAAGCAAGAGTTGGGGCTGTTGGCAACGATCATCCGTGACAACGCCAGCCCAAGTTATAACTTTGATCCAGATAAAGGCAGTCGTTCTGCACGCCACGAAGACTACGAGAACGTAGACATTATTCCTGTGAGCGACCCAAATGCTGCAACGATGTCACAGCGGGTTGTGCAGTACCAAGCGGTTATTCAGATGGCGCAGATGGCTCCGGACATTTACGACTTGCCACAACTACACCGCAGGATGCTGGAGGTTCTGGGCATTAAGAACCCAGACAAGTTAATCCCTCTGCCCGACGACGAGAAGCCAAAAGACCCAGTGTCCGAGAATATGTCCTTGTTACGCATGGAGCCGATGAAGGCGTTCATACACCAAGATCACGATGCACATATCAAGGTGCACATGGCAATGATCAACGATCCTTTGGTACAGCAACTTGTGGGACAAAACCCCAAGGCACCGATGATGCAAGGCGCAATGATGGCGCACATTGCAGAACACGTCGGCTATTTATATCGCCAAAAGATCGAGCAACAACTAGGTATGGCGTTGCCACCAGAAGACGAGAAGTTGCCCCCAGAGATCGAGTTAGCCTTGTCAAGCATGATGGCGCAGGCAGCAAGTCAAGTGCTCCAGAAAAATCAAGCCGAAGCTGCGCAAGCGCAGGCTCAACAACAAGCCCAAGACCCTTTAATGCAGATGCAAGCGCAAGAGTTGCAGATCAAGCAACAGGAAGTGCAAATCAAGGCGCAGAAAGTCCAAGCAGATATTGCTTTGGCGCAGAAGAAACTTGCAGCCGATGCCGCTTCCAAAGCCGACAAAATGCACTTGGAAGAGAAGAAACTCATGGTCGACGCTGCCGACAAAGCCGACAGAAACAGAGCGTCTCAAGGCGAAGATCCACAAGTTGCCGCCGCACGGGCACAACAAGAACTCGCGGCTATGCAGGCTAAAACTGTGATGGCAGCGCAACAACACAATCAAACACTGACGCACAAACAACAGGTACATCGTCAGAACCTAGAACACCAGCGTGAGCAAGCTGCTATTCGTGCTGAGTTAGCACGCAACAAACCAGAGGGAAAACCTAACAAATGATCGACGAATTCGCACGCGTATTGCGCGAAAAAATACGTACCGATATGAACAACTACGCAGATGACCTAGCCGCAGGCACCTGCCAGACGTTCGACCAATATCAAAAACTCTGTGGGGTGATTCATGGTCTAGCCATCGCAGAGGGTTACTTACTCGACCTTGCAAAGAAAGTAGAAGATTCAGATGAGTGAAATACTCCTGCCTCCCGGCATTCAACTGCCACCCGCCATCCAGCAATTGGATGCACCCGACTCAGAGGAAACAAAAGCCTCTGCATTACCAATCCCGACAGGCTACAAACTCCTGTGCATCGTCCCTCCCGTGGATGAGAAGTTAGCGGGTACCTCACTCGACTTAGTTCGAGATGCAACGACTCTGCGCCAAGAAGAACACGCCACTACGGTGTTGTTTGTCATGCGTGTAGGGCCAGATGCGTACAAAGACGCCGCCAAGTTCCCTACAGGTCCTTGGTGCAAAGAAGGCGACTTCGTCTTGGTACGTACGTACTCCGGTACGCGATTCAAGATATTTGGAAAAGAGTTCCGCGTCATCAACGATGACATGGTGGAATGTGTTGTGCAAGACCCTCGCGGTGTAACCCGCGCTTAAAGGAGCAGATATGGCTGGAGAACAGTTTAAGTTCCCTGACGAAATCGAGGACAAAAACGTAGATATTGAGATCGTCACTCCTGACGACGAAGATGTTGAAGTCTCGATTGTTGACGATACCCCCGAACAAGACCGTGGTCGTAGACCATTGGACAGGGAGGTTGAAGACCCTACGGACGACGAGATTGAGCAGTACACCCAAGGTGCGCAAAAGCGAATCAAGGAGTTAACACACGCTCGTCACGACGAACGCAGAGCCAAAGAAGCTACCTTACGCGAGAAACAAGAACTCGAAGTTCTTGCACAACGCCTGTTGGACGAGAATAAAAAGCTCCGCCAAAACGTCAACACTGGCTCCGAACAGTTTACACAGATGGCTAAAACCGCTGCTGAAGCAGAGTTGGACAAAGCACGCCGTGAATACAAGGCGGCACAGGAGGCTTTTGACTCCGACGCTATCCTTGCCGCACAAGAAGCGTTGCTTGATGCCAAGATGAAATTGGAGAATGCGAAAAATATTCGACCAACCCCTTTACAAGAAGAAAATTTTGAGGTACAAACTACCCCACAAGAACCTCAACGTGTTCAACCGGACGAAAAAACCCTGCGCTGGCAGGCCAAAAACCAGTGGTTCGGTTCAAACGGGTTCGAAGAAGTTACCAGCTTTGCACTAGGGCTGCATCAAAAACTAGTCAATTCGGGCATGGACCCGCGATCCGATGAATATTTCGAGCAAATTGATGCTCGCGTGAAGTCAAAGTTCCCTGAAGTTTTCGGTGGTAACGAAGACAGGCCAAGGTCCGGTGAATCTCCGAAGAAACCTGCCTCTGTGGTTGCGCCTGCGACTCGTTCGACAGGTAAAAGAAAGATTGAGTTAACAAAAACCCAGTTAGCGTTAGCACAAAAGTTCAAATTAACCCCTAAGCAGTATGCTGAACAAGTATTGAAATTGGAGAATCAAAATGGCTGAAAACCGTACCCCTCGTGATAATTCTTCACGCGAAAAAACTGCTCGAATGGTCTACAAACCTTCGAGTTCACTGCCAGACCCGACGCCTGAGCCCGGATATACGTATCGCTGGATTGCGACACATATAAATGGTCAAGCACACCCGACTAACGTATCAAAAATGATGCGCGATGGTTGGGAACCGGTAAAAGCAGTGGACCATCCGGAATTGATGATTACCGGTAATGCTCAGACAGGCAACGTCGAGATTGGTGGGTTAATGCTCTGCAAAAACTCTACTGAGAAAGTCCTCGCCATGAAAGAGTACTACGACGGGCAAGCGCAAACCCAGATGGATTCAGTGGACAACCACTTCATGCGAAATAATGACCCGCGTATGCCGCTGTTCTCCGACCGCAAGTCGACGACCAGCAGAGGAAGCGGATTTGGTACAGGTTCTAAGTAAACAAGGAGTCCTTAAATGGCATCAGTAGCATCCCCATACGGTTTAAAACCCGTAAATGAGTTGGGCGGCACACCATATGCAGGTGCAACCCGTTCATATCTCATCGACCCCGCAGGTACAGCCTCAAACATTTACAACGGCTCGCCCGTGTATGTGAATGCGTCTGGTTATTTGGCGGTGGCAACCGCAACCGGCGCTGACGCGACCACCAATGGCTTTCCTACTGGCACCGCTAATACGGGCATAGTGGGTGTGTTTGTTGGTTGTTCTTATGTCAACGCACAAGGCCAAGTGATCTATGCTCAGTACTACCCCACAGGTACAACTGGCGTGATTAACGCTTACGTTGTAGATGATCCCGGTGTTGTGTTTCAAGTCCAGTCCGCTGGTACTGTTACACAAGCTGCGCTGGGCGCAAACGTGTTTTTCTCAACTAGCGCTGTGGCAACAGGCAGCACATCAACAGGTAACTCTACGGCTTCTGTCGTGGCAGGCGCTTCTGCTGTGACTACCACCGCAGCATTCCGTGTTGTTGGCTTTGTAAATATGCAAGGTTTTTCTGTTGTAGGCGATGCTTACACGGATATTCTTGTAAAAATCAATCCCGGCTACCACTCATTTACCAACGCTGTTGGCCTGTAAGGAGTAATTTAAAATGGCTATTTCCCGCGCACAACTACTTAAAGAACTCCTCCCCGGCTTAAATGCTTTGTTTGGTTTGGAGTATGCTCGTTATGGCGAAGAGCACAAAGAAATCTACGAAACAGAGAAATCTGAGCGTAGCTTTGAAGAAGAGACCAAATTGTCTGGTTTCTCTGCTGCGCCTGTTAAGAACGAAGGTTCTGCTATCGCGTACGACAATGCTCAAGAGGCATTTACCGCACGCTACACGCACGAAACCATCGCTCTTGGCTTCTCCATCACGGAAGAAGCTGTGGAAGATAACTTGTATGACTCTTTGTCTGCTCGTTACACCAAGGCTTTGGCTCGTGCAATGGCTTACACCAAGCAAGTCAAGGCTGCTTCTGTAATCAACAACGGCTTCTCCTCTAGCTACCCCGGTGGTGACGGTGTTGCTTTGTTCTCTACAGCACACCCCTTGGTTAACGGTGGCACCAACAGCAATCGTCCTGCAACCAACGCTGATTTGAACGAAACTTCTCTCGAGAACGCCGTCATTCAAATCGCTGCTTGGACAGACGAGCGTGGTCTGTTGATCGCCGCTATGCCACGTAAGTTGATTATTCCGCCAGCACTCCAGTTCGTTGCTACTCGTTTGTTAGAGACTAACCTCCGCGTTGGTACTACTGACAACGACATCAACGCGTTGAAGAACAACGGTTCAATCCCAGAAGGCTACGCCATCAACCACTTCTTGACCGACACAAACGGCTGGTATTTAACTACCGACGTTCCAAACGGTATGAAGCATTTCGAGCGCACACCATTGAGCAATTCAATGGACGGCGACTTCGATACTGGCAACGTCCGCTACAAGTCCCGCGAGCGTTATTCGTTCGGCTGGTCTGATCCTTTAGGTATGTTCGGTTCACCCGGCGCTTAATTGGAAAAATTGGGAAGGGAGCCTTGTGCTCCCTTTTCTTTTGCTGTATATTAAACACATCCGAGTTTTCTCGGTGTATCAAACAGGCTCGGCTGACCTCATGCAGATTGATACACCACAACGCATGTAAGGAAAAATCATGGCACGTTCCACATTCCAAGGCCCAGTACGTTCATTGGGCGGTTTATATCAACAAGGTCCCGCTACCGTTGTTGAAATTACCGCTAGTACAACTTTAAGCCCAGACGCACACGGCGGTCGTATTATTTCTGTAGGCGGCACTTTAGCGGCTAATTTGACCCTAACCCTGCCTGCTATTAACGTTTCAACCAATCCAACCACTTCTGGTCCGGGTCAAGACCCAAGCACAGCAAACAACCAAGGCGTTGTTTACACAATCTGGGTTCCAACCACAATCGCTACCTCTTCATTGAAGATTGGTACTGACGGCACAGACAAGTATGTAGGCTCTGTATTGTCGATTGATACGGACACTTCTGGCGCGGCAGTAGGCTTTGTTGCTGGCGCAAGCGACGACTTCATCAACCTAAACGGTGGAACTACTGGCGGTGTTGCAGGTACTTGGGTTCAAATTGTTGCAATTGCTGCAAACAAGTATATGGTTACAGGCTCAGTACTGGGCACTGGTACTGTTGCAACTCCGTTCGCAACGTCTTAATTAATCTCGGGGGCTTCGGCCCCTAGTTTCAAACAAGGAGATTAACTATGACAATGCAAACTGACGTTTTATCAACAGCGGCTGCTGCTGGCGCTACCACTACTATTTTTGCAGGCCCCGCCCGCATTAAAGGTATATCCATCAGCTATTCAACCGGCGCAACAGTTGTGTTGAATGATGGCACTGGTGGTACGGCTAAGTTTTCTTGGACTGCTCCAGCCGCTGCGGGGTCTATCTACATGGTGTTTCCCGGCGAAGGCATTAAATGCAATACCAACATTTCTGCCGTAGTTTCTGCAACCACAACCGCAGTGGTGTTCTATGGCTAAGTCCCCCGCATGGCAACGCAAAGAAGGCAAATCCGAGAAGGGTGGCTTGAATGCCAAGGGGCGAGCCTCCGCGAAAAAGCAAGGGATGAACTTGAAACCGCCGCAACCAGAAGGCGGATCAAGGCGCGACTCTTTCTGCGCTCGCATGACTGGGATGAAAAAGAAATTGACATCCGCAAAAACAGCGAACGACCCGAACTCTAGGATCAACAAAAGCCTACGGGCATGGAAGTGCTGATATGAACAATGATGTAAAAACAATGACTGACGGCGCGGCTGTGGTTGTTGGTCTTGGTGGTTTCATGGGTTGGGTAACTCCAGTCGTGGCACTAATCGGTGGCGTATTGACCATTGTGTGGATGGTTATCCGTATTTGGGAAACCGAAACTGTTAAAAGTTTGGTGGCTAAGTATGCCAAGCACAAGTAAGAAACAACACAATTTCATGGCTGCGATAGCGCACTCGCCGTCGTTCGCTAAGAAAGTAGGAGTCCCACAGTCTGTGGGCAAGGATTTCAACAACGCCGATAAAGGCAAATCTTTTAAAAAAGGTGGTGATACTATGGCAGGCAAAATGAACCCCGGCTTCATGGCAATGATGGCTAAGAAAAAAGGCGCTACTAAGAAGATGGCTTCTGGTGGTATGACTAGCATGGGCAAAGTAAAGACTGCTGCTCCTAGCCGTGATGGTGTTGCTGTTAAAGGTAAAACCAAAGGCAAGATGGTGACTATGAAGTCTGGTGGATATTGCTAAATGCTACCGAGCCGTGGTATGGGGGATATTAATCCCTCCAAGATGCCCAAAGGCACGAAGACTGCCCGACGGGATGATACTGATTTCACCAAATTCAAAGATGGTGGGAAGGTTAATGCTGCCGGTAATTACACAAAACCCAGTCTTCGCAAGAAGATTGTGTCCCAAGTAAAAGCAGCAGCAACCCACGGCACAGGCGCAGGACAATGGTCAGCAAGAAAAGCACAGCTTGTAGCCAAGAAGTACAAGGCGGCAGGTGGGGGTTATAGAGATTGAAAGCGCCACAGCAGTCCCTAAAAGACTGGGGCGACCAGAAATGGCGTACTAAGTCAGGGAAACCTTCTTCCAAAACGGGAGAGCGTTATTTGCCCGAGGCGGCGATTAAGTCTTTAAGCCCCGCAGAGTATGCGGCAACCACCCGTGCAAAGCGTGCGGGTAAGGCCAAGGGTAAACAGTTTGTTGCACAGCCAAAAGGCATCGCAAAGAAAACAGCAGGCTTTAGATAATGGCAACCACTTCCGGAACCTCGTCGTTTAACCTAGACCTCTCTGAAATAGTGGAGGAAGCGTTTGAGCGCGTGGGTTCGGAGTTGCGCACAGGCTATGACTTGCGCACGGCTCGTCGGTCTTTGAATCTTCTCTTTGCAGACTGGGCTAATCGTGGCGTCAACATGTGGACGTTTGAACAAGACGTCATTACCCTGACCCAAGGCCAGCCAACGTATGCGTTGCCAGACGACACGGCAGATATTCTTGAACATGTTATTCGCACACAGGCTAACAGCCCGAGTAACCAAGCGGACTTAACGATTACACGTATTAGTGTTTCTACGTATGCAACACTACCCAATAAGTTAACCCAAGGCCGTCCAATCCAAGTGTGGATTCAGCGTTTGACAGGGCAGTCATCGGTTTTAACCGGTACTTTGTCTGCAACGATTACGGCAACAGACACATCTATCCCAATCAGCAGTCTTGTCGGCGTGCCCAATGCAGGGTTTATACGAATAGGCACGGAGTTAATTGGATTTAACGAGTACTCAGTAGCAAACGGCGCTACACCAGCCTATCTTTTAAATTGCACTCGAGGGCAAGACGGCACAACAGCCGCTGGACACACTTCTGGCGCAGCAATTAGCTTGGTCCAAAAGCAAAGTATCACGGTCTGGCCTACGCCAGACGGTTCCCAGACTTATCAATTTGTTTATTGGCGCATGCGTCGCCTGCAAGATGCTGGTAATGGTGTAAACGTCATGGATGTTCCGTTTCGTTTTGTTAACTGCTTGACAGCAGGATTAGCATATTACTTGGCACTTAAAGTGCCCGGGGGTATGGAGCGATTACAGATTTTGAAAACGCAATACGATGAGGCATGGATGACGGCAGCGGATGAAGATCAGGAACGCGCAGCGATCCGTCTTGTTCCCCGTCAAATGTTTATTTAATGGGCAATAGGTTTTCATCCGGAAAAAACTCGATTGCTGAATGCGACCGTTGTGGCTTTCGTTTTAAATTAACTGTGTTACGCAAGGAAATAATTAAGACAAAGACGTATAACTTGTTGGTCTGTCCTCCCTGCTGGGACCCAGATCAGCCGCAGTTACAGTTAGGTATGTATCCAGTTGATGACCCGCAAGGTGTGCGTGATCCACGTCCTGATGTGAGTTATCAAGTGTCTGGTTTGTTAGCGGATGGTGAGTCAGGCGGTGGTAGCCGAGTTTTTCAGTGGGGATGGAACCCTGTTGGGGGATCAGAGTTTTTTGATGCGGCGTTAACGCCAAATAACTTGGCATTAGTGGTGCAATTAGGTACAGTTACGGTAGCAACAACTTAGGAGTTTAAGATGGACAAGAAAGACTTAAAGCAAGACAAAAAAATGATTGCGGGTGCCGTGCACAAGCATGAAAAAAAGATGCACCCCGGCAAGCCTATGACCAAGCTGGCTAAAGGCGGTAAGACTAATGAAATGATGAAGCAATACGGACGGGGCATGGCAAAAGTCGTGAACCAACGCGGTGCTTCACGCGGAGGCTAACATGGCTAAAAACAATCTACCCGCTTCTGCGTACGCAAAGCCACACACTATGTCTGGTAAGAGCGTTACTGTGGAAGAAAACCCCGGCAAAGGGACAAATCGCAGCAAGTTAGATTCAATGGATGTGTCTATTGGACGCATTAGCAAATCTGCTGGCAATGAAACTATTAAAACCGACGGCATCAAAATCCGTGGCACTGGCGCGGCTACTAAAGGCGTAATGGCTAGAGGACCAATGGCGTGACGTACAGCGAACTCATTACAGCGATTCAGACGTATAC